CTTATAGGAGTAGGTGAGTTTAACTTCACTTTCATTCCACGCCATTCAGCCATTATCTTTTTTTTCTACGATTACTTTTGTTTTTCTTCATACCTTTTTTGTATGAGTAATTACCCTTCGGCATCTTTTCTCCTTCTATACTTATTACTTATGAGTGATTATATCAAAGGAAAAGCATATCCTAATCATAAACCCTCTACTACATATAGTAGTGGAAGAACCTGTGTTCAAAAAGATTGTTCCACAATTCTTTCTAAGTATAACAAATTCAAACATTGTAATAATCATAAACCAAAAACCTTTCCAAGAATCAAAGGAAGAAAAAAGCCTGAGAATCTACAAAAGCCGAAGGCTTAAAAAAATTTTTTATTTTGAGCACCCTAGAACTAGCTAGGGCTTATATGTATGTACACGATAAAGGGGTATTTATCTGTTACTTGTATACTACAGAAGTTCTGTTATTATCTCAAGTAGACAAATAAAAATTATAAGTATGGTGTTACAGGTGAAGTGGGCATCAGGAGCACGAAAGGCTTACCAGGGAAACCTGACCAACTAGAAAGACAAGTAAGCTACCCAAGGACACCAGAAAAATAATTTTTTAAACTTACTACCCTATATGCCTGTTCACGCCCAAAAGAGAAAACCAAGAGTAAAATAGTAATATTGAAGAAATGTAAAGAGTGTGATAACACTTTAAAACAAGTAAACAATAGTAATCAGTATTACTGTGACAGTAGTAGTACTAGATGTAGTATGTCACTTAAAGTACACTACATATAGTGGTACATATTTAGTGTGTTTATTTGTACATTAGGTGCATTTAATTTTATAGGTACATACTTAATATAGACCCCCCTACGCAGATTAACATTTGCATTACATACCCAGTCTGTCAGACCTAGTACATAGGAATAACAAGTTGTTTAAACAGCTAGGTGAAAATATATAAATATAAAATGATACAGAATGTACTCACTCTGACAACCCTCGTACATTGTTTTAAATCAAGAGAGGGTGCGTTGCTTTAAACTGGTAAGGATAACTAGATACATCCTAAGTAAAACAAGGTAAGTACATCCTCACTAAGACAGGCTGAGTACATACATCAACAGTAAAAGAAAGAGCGACCACCTGACTGTTTAAACAAGGAATAAATAAATCTTATATAAGAGTTGATACTGAATGTAAAGTCTGCTAGTTTATGTAGTAAGGCTTATAAATCCTGAATGATTGTCTTAATCGGTGAGATGTATTCAAGTCAGGTGTACCCTCCTCAAAAGATTTTGCACGCTCTTTTTGTTTGTGAAATCACACATCTATATCAGGTGAGTGGATACATTGTTTAAACAATGAGGAAGCTGAGGTTTCTGACAGTATAAAAAAAACTGTCACCTTTCAGATAATTTTAATTAATTATCTTTCAGCAATTTAATTTTAGATTGTTGAGAGATACTTAAATCAAGTATCAGTTTATAGAAAGGTAAACAAATTATGAAAGCATACAAAGTAACTAGGACTATGACACAGGAATTTATTTCCTTTGGAAACAATAAGGAAGAAGCAATAGATAATTCTTATGACTACGACCATATGAGCTTATCATTTCTGAATACAGAAAGTATGGCTCAGGGTGATATCGTAGGAGGAAGCTCTAAAGCTCAACTTATTAATGATGTAGTAGTAGTGCAGAATAATTGGAGATTAGATAATGTACAACAAATTAATGAATTAGTTAAAGAAGGTGCAAATATTCTAGTCAAAGACAGTGAGGGCAACTTAAACAAAGTTGAGCTAACTGAAGATGAGTAGCTTTTTGGAATGGCTCAGCCTTATGATTACCCTGAGTTTTTTTGTTTATATGATTTACGATAGATGTATTTCAGATAAACAGAAATTTAGGCAATCAATAGGAATTGATGACCCATTTAAAAAATAATACACGCTGAGAGCCCTGAGGTTGCTCTGTATTGGAAAAGTAGCGATTAGGCTACTGACCTTAACAGAAAAATCTCAGGCTCTTAAATCAGAAATGCTAGATACCCTGTTTAAACATTTAGGCAGAGTATCTAAGATTTCTAAATGAAATCTATAAGGAAAGGTAAACAAATGAGTAATACAAAAACCTATAAAGGTACTAGAGAAGATTGGCTAGAAGAATGGGTTAAGCTAACATTTAAAAAATTAAAAGATGAAGGCTTTAAAGATTTTGTTAAAAAAGAAAATGAAATCCAAATCTCTTTCGGTCATATGCCCAAGGGTACTAAGCGTACTGTAGTTGGTGTATGTCAAATGCTTTCAGAAGATAGCGATATAAAAAAGCTAGATGATAAAGGCACGAGGCAGATATTTATCAAACCAACTTACAGTGCAAAAACTCAGGCAGATAATCTAGAAATTATCTCAACAGTAATACACGAGGTACTACACGCTGTACTACCTGCCAGTGTTGGTCATTCCAGAAAGTTTGAGAAGGTCGGAAAAGATTTTCTACAACTAGCAGGAAAGCCAACCAATATGGGTAGGCACACTGAAGATGGAAAAGCTAGTCCTGATTTTGATAAATGGGTAAAACCATTATTAAAAAAGATTGGTAATGTGCCTCACGTAGCACTGAAAGAGCATACTAAAGCACCTAAGACTGGTGTTAAGATTGCCTGTCTTAATGCTGAAGAATGTACAGCAAGTACAGACCGAAGCAGAGAGCAGGGCTATGGGTATATTTGGCGTAGCTCAACAGCTTCAATCAAACAACAGAAAACAAGTTTGAAAAAAGTTGCTGAGATTATTAATGGTGAGCTAGGAATTTTCTCCTGCCCTGCCTGTCAATCTAATACTGAGATAATAGCTGAAGGAAACTTCAGGTAATTATTTAACAGGTCATTGTTTAAACAGTGACCTGATAAATACTTATAAGAATAAATAAGAATAGATTGTGATAAATTTCACAAGAACTTTTTTCTTTTTTTTTATTTGTTGTGCGTGAAATTTTCAACACGCTAGTAGAGGCAATCCCCCTTGTAAGTATGCGTATGCACAGCTAGAGAGCATTGTAGTTAATACCTTTCTTCAATGCTCTCAATGGTGTACATACACCAATAACGAAAGGAAACTATGAGTAATTACGATGAAGAAAGTGTACCAAGACCTGATGGTCAAAGGTGGGATGAGCCATATGCTACTCGTGTAGAGCCTCACTGCTGTGAGATATGCGATGAAGAGTATGCGTTGAATGGGTCTATGTTTAACCATTACTATGGAAAAGTATATGACTTTAAAGCTGAACAAAAAGCTAATGAAAAATTCCACAAGGAAGTCTGTGTAGGTGAGGTACAATGAGTAATTTATATTATCTAAAATACACACAGGAAAGTGAAGTCTATGTTGAGGCTAACTCTGAAGAGGAAGCACAAGAAAAGATTGAAGAGTACACAAAGAATGGTGGTGAGAATATGTATAACATAAGGCTTAACCATTGTGGTTGGCGTGTACAAAATTCTTACACTGACCTGAAACCTGTTGATGACAGAGGGAACTTTGAACATTCACATACTACTGAAGATGGTAGCGAGTGGATATCAACTGATGTACCTGATGGATATTACGAATGGTAAACAGACACGAAAGAAGAAAAACCAAGAGTAAAAAAGGTGGGAACTATCGTGGGTTGGCTAAGCCAACTGATAATGGTTTACCTAATGGCTCAAAGAAAAGATATGGTTAGTGAGTAACTAGCATAGAGTACTTGTTTAAACAGCGAGTACTCAATGCTACTTATTGTAGCGATAAAGAAAGGAAAGATATGTCAGAAGAAAAAGATATGACAACTCTTGATGAGTTGTTTAATAACTTAGAACACGCTATTGACCAGATTAAAACTGGTGTTAGTGATGCACAGTACGAGGTAGATGAAGCATATTCTAAAGTAGATTATGCTAAAGACTACATCAACAGTGTTGATGCTAATATGTCTGATGTTGATGATGCAGTAGAGGAACTACGAAATAGAAGTGGTGAGTTTACTACAAAGAAAGTCAGGACAGAGCTAACTAAGTTAATTGATATATTACTTAAACAACAATCTAAATTAGGTTAGTTGTTTAAACAGCTACCCCATTGTGGGTAGCTCACTGTCTATGGTTGTGTCTGTTGGTATGACACTACGAACTAGCAATAGCAAGTAACCAAAGCTGTAGGCAGTGAGCTATCTATAAGTAAGAGCTAGGTAATACTATTGCCCTGTTGAAACCTAGTGCCTGAAAGTAGGTAGCTTAGTATCACATAAGATGTCAGTCTAAATAACCATAACAACTTGCAAGTTGAAAACTAGAAGCAGACTTCTCCTTGTGTGATACTGAGCTATCTATTTGTTTAAACAAGTAGGTGCAATCAATGAAAGGAAATTATGAATACAGAAAAAGAATACGAAGTCTATGAATTTGTAGATGAGAGTATGAAAGTAGATGAAAACATTTTAAGTGTGGACTTTTACTTTGATAGTGATGTAACGCTAGATGAGGCAGTACATTCTGTTGACACGCTAGTAGAGGCAAACACAGAAGTTATCTTTACTGGTCACAGACCTTCTATCTATTCTCTATCCCCATTCGTACAGGAAGGTGGAAGAATATGAATAGATATTACTATACGATTGAGTTTGATAAAGATGTCATAGCAAATTCGCAAGATGAAGCTGACATAGTTATTGATGAGTTGATAGAAAAAATACCAAGAAGAAAAAATAGTGATGACCCTTATGAATTTGAATTAGGTTATGTCACTATTCACTGGTATCAAAAGGAGAAAGTATGAATAGTAATGAGGACTTTAGTGATGACAACTTATCAACAGAAGAAAAGATGTTGGTCTTTATGATTAGGCAGTTTGATTTGCCTATTAAAAATATCTTTACTTCTATCTATGAAGCATATGATATTGCAGATAAGGAGGTTGTATGAAAACATTTTATATATTTGAAACAATTTCTAACAGGTGGTATGTTGAAGCAGAAACGAAAGAAGATGCTATCAATGACTACGATTTAGAAAAGGACAATGCTTATTTGGACAAGCTACTTGACAGAGAAGTAGTACTTGTGGAGGAGGTTGTATGAAAGAGTATGACTATCACGACTTATCTTACGAGGAAGTTGTAACATTTTATAAATTGTTACAAGACCAAGTAATCCATTTCAGAAATCTTGTTAGTGAAATTGATATAAGTAAGTATGAACATACAGAATATATATCTATTGTTAATAATATTTATTTCAATATCTTCCTAAGTCAGGAAGAAAATGTCAGTTAAATAATGGACTTCTTATCTTTATGTGTAGCCTATGGGTTACTCATAGCAGGGCTGAAAAAATATTCTGGGTATAAAACTCAGAGAGATATAAGGAAAGAGAGAGAAGATGACTTGTATCTAATGCGTTTGTTTAATGTGTTAGAGGAAGATTGAAGAAGCATCAAGAGTTCTTGTTGGTTTCTCAATTAATGTCACACTCTATTTCTAAAATGTAAATATCTAACAGCTCATTGTTTAAACAGGACAGATGTAGCAGTGAGCTGATAGATACTTATTTATTTATAAACATTTACACAAATGTAAATGTATATTACAATGACAGTAAGCAACAGAGAGGTTGTATGTCAATAAGAATTGAGTGTCACAACATCTATGGTGGTACTGATGTGTACCAGTTTGATGGTGACAAAACTCAAACGATAGTAGAGGCAACGCAAAAGTTTGCAGAACTCAGAACATCTGGGCATAATGTTGTATCTATTATTGATAACGATAGTGGCGACTACTTAGACCCACGACAGTTATATACGACAACAGTTCGCTAACGATAGTAGCGACAACATAACAACAAAGTAAAGGAAATATATGAACGAAGAAGCTAATGCTCTTATGAATACCCTAGACACTAAGAAAATTGTCTTAGAGGAATTGCATAATGTAGCATATCTAATTAAAGAAGCACAAGATTTAGTTAATTCCCTTAAAGATAAGAGAATTAATCTAATTAAATCTGGTAAAGATAAAGGCGTATCACTAACTGATATGGCTAAGGTACTTGATATATCAAGACAAAGAATTTATCAGATACTAGATAGTAATGATAGTAGATAAGATAGCCTCTATTGCTAGAGGCTATTCCTATCTCAGAAAGGAAACAATATGAATAAAGAAAAACATACTGTTCTTTTTATTATAGTAGAGGAAAATTATGAACAAAGAAACTCATAAAAAATTAATCAAAGACTTTCCTAAGAGCGTAGTTAAACCTGCACCTAAAGGTAAGTTCGGAGATTATGTACCACACCACCTATACACACAACGCTTGGTTGATGTGATACCAGGTGGATATGATTTCACATATGAAATTGTTAGAGATAAAGACAACTCTATCGTTGGTGCAAAGTGTAAGTTATACATAAAAGATTCAGAACAAACCATTGAAGAGGTTGGTGATGTAGATACTAATGCACTTAAAAGAAACATAACTGAATCAGAGATACTCAAGTTAGCTGTATCAGATGGTATCAAGAGATGCTGTATGAGATTAGGCATTGGGCTTGAGCTATGGACTGGTGGTACTACTGAAGAGGAACACTACGCACAAGCTAGTGATAACATCAAAGTAGAAAAGAAACAACCAGCTAAATTATCTCAAGAAGAAATAAAAAAGATGGAAGATATAGCTAGTGATATGGTCACAGAAAAGACACAATCACAGGTGCTCAATCAACAAATGGAAGTAATGATTCCTGATGCTGACCTAAGAAAGACATACAAAGATAAGGCTTGGGCTAACCTTATGGACAAAGGTATGTCAAAGAAAGTTAATGACTGGTCTGATGAGGACATCAATACTTTCTTAGATGAAGTAGGTAGTCTAATGGATGCTGCTAAAGATGAGGGTGATGACCCTTCTGAAGATATATTAGTAGTAAGTTCTACTCCTTATTGTCCTGACTGTGCTACTGATATGTGGATGGAGGATAATAGAAGTAAGAAAGCTGAAGCTCCAAAGGATAGTCCTTTGAGTAGGATTCCTGACTTCTCTTGTAGTAACTTCAAGAACAACAATGGTTGTGGTAGAGGTTGGTACATCAGTAGTCCTGATGCAGATAAAGAAGCACCAGGAGAATGGCTTTAGAAAAAGCAGGTAACAGTAAAAACATTAAGAAATTAGTCAGGCGAATTAAGAAAAAATTTCCTGACTATAACTTTGATGTTGTACCTGAACCTGATAGGAAACATAAAGCACCTAGTTTATGTAAAAGCAACACCATAAACTACACAGATACTGAGGGTAATTTATTTTGTGGACAACGATTTAAATTAGTTAATGATAGTGGTGTTGGATATACTTGGACTACTTGTCACGCTCTGATACGGAAGGTAGATGAGCAGAAGAAGTATCAAGATTTACAAGATGAGATATTCTAATGACACAAGAAAATATTATTAGAACATTAAATATTATGTTCCCATTTATGGATGAGCTGAAAGAAGCAGAGGACCAATTCTGTTCTTATGATTGCGAGAATGATATGTACATTATTGAAATCAAATCAAGAGATAGGTCTTATAACCCTTGGATAATAGAGAGAGATAAATATATATCTAACTTAAATGCTTCAAGGAGATTAGGTAAACAATTTATTTATTTAACTGAGTATCAAAAGAAGATACTGACCTGGAATATAAATGATTTGATTGCTAACAACTATTCATTTAATTGGGAACTAAGAGAGATGCCTCAAACTACTGAGTTTAAAAACAACAACCTAGTATTAAAAGAGGTAGGATATTTGTATGAACAATATGCAAAGAAAATATTATAAGGAGAAACTATGAGTGACTTATCAGTCAATGAAGCAGACCCAGTAGTTCTATTAAAGGAACTATTAAATAGAAAGACACCAGAGATTGCACTACCTAATGGTGAAACATCAGGTGGTCATCCAATCTTTAAAGAACATTCTATTATTAATAAAGCTGGGAAGGTTCAACTGCTAGGGATAATGGCTAATGTAGAGTTAGTTGTTACACCTTCAGAAGAAGAAGAATAACTTAAACTATTTTATAGTTATCCCATCCATCTTTAGATATTGTAAGAGTTAAAACCCCTGGTTCATTCCACATACCAGTTCTAGCAGTAAAGTCTTTGCTTGAATCAATACTTGGACATTGGAACCAGGTTCTCTTACCTTGTTTAAACACCCTAGGATGGTGATAGTGACCAGTAATTAATATCTCTGCTGCACCACTAGGTAACCAACCAAACATCTGTCCTTGCCACCACTTTATTATCTTACCCTCTGGACCTGCACCACCTGTAGTCATATGTCCGTGTGTTATAGCCACAGCTTTACCTTTAATTTCTAATAGATGGTGATAGTCTGTAGGTAATATGACCTTAACATTTTTATATCTAGGATTCTGTGCAAGTATTTCTTTTACTACTTCAAAATGCAGCATATCAGAGTTGTCTAATCTGTCTGATAATACCTGACCCTTACCACTTCTTGTCATCTCTCCGTGGTTACCACCTATTCCACACAAAGTTATCTTATCTACAACAGGTAAGAAGGCTTCAACTGTTCTCATAATCAACTGTCTTGCTAGTCTGTACTGCTGAGATAGATTCAATTCAATATTAAATGGCATACTAGAGTAGAAACTCTGGTCACAATTCTCAGTGAGGTCACCTAATCCTAATAAATATACCTCATCTATATTAGTTCCACCCTTACGCAGTGCCTTAATCTGATTTACCCCTGCTATAAGAGCTTCCTCGTAGCGTTTAATAGTATTCTCAACGCCATAGTCAGCCTTACCTAACTGCCAGTCAGCCATTGTCCATATAAAGGCAGTATCACCACCATACTTTTTATCTTTTAACTTAGGTTTATGTTTAAACAATGAGAGTAGTTCATCAAAGTACTCATCTAATGCAGGATTCTTTCTCTTTACTATCCCTTTAAATGCAAAAAAGGTGGTTGTTTCACCACCCTTAAGCTGTGTGTTCCAAGAACTAGCACGAACTGTACCTTCTATTCTGTAATATTTGGGGTCAAATCCCCAACCTTTTAGGATTGAGTCGTACTTATTCTTGTAGTCTGGGTCAGTACCAACATAGGTTATCTCACCTTTGCCAGTGTTCTCATCAAACTCTATTGATGGTTGCCAACCAGACTTATAGTAGTTATTGCCTAGTTCATCTGTCATATGCAGCCTTTCTGTTAAGGCTATTATACATATAAGCTAGGACAAAATCTGCTACTTAGTTATTTGTTTCTTTGCGTATGTCTTGATAACTGCTAGTGCAGCACCACCACCAGCTAATGCAGCCAACTGAATTGTTTCAGCTTCTACACCAACTAATGGAGCAACTGTTAATGCACCTATAAATGCTTCAATAAAGGTCCACGCAGTTCTTTCAAGCATATCTTTGAGGTCTTCACTCAATGTATACTCCCACGAATCAGACCAAGGTGTCCACCAAACATCTTTCTTAAATGTACCATCTTGGTTTCTTGCTCTTTTTAGTTTCTCAAACATTATACTATGTCCTTTCCATCAAGTTTAGCAGAGAGTACTTGAATCTCCCCACTTATCTCTTGGAGTTTCTCATAAACACTGTCTGGTTTAATTAAATCT